TAATGTAAGGCGGCGGCGCATCCACCAGCCCGAACCCGGGAACGTCACGGGCAGGCACTACACCTTCCTTGACCTCGTCCCACACGGCTTGCAGACGCCACAGTTCAGCCATGCCGATCTGCTCAATCGTCTGACCGTCGAACAGAACCGACGGGTTGCCCTTGTCGTCAAGCAAGTCGTTGCCATGCTCATCCTGCTCGACGGCTGGGCCATCCATCCGCCACCGCCACACCAGCAACTGCCCCGGTTTCGCACCATCCCGGTAGGAGCCTTCCTTCGCCAGGTAAACGAGCCGGATCTGGTCGGCGCCGAGGCCCAGTGCGTACATGGCGGCTTGTTGCACATGCTCAATCTTCGGAGCGTTGGACTTCTTCGCAAGTCCGAACCCGAACGACGACTGTGTCTTGTACTCGTCCACGACCTTGTCGTCGCCTAGCATCCAAACGCCGTCGGCGTGGCCCGACAGGTCGAACCCGAGGGGACGGCAGTCGACCTTCACTTCCGATTCGAAATCCGGCCACATGGCATGCATGGCCTCTTGGAGGAGTGCATGCATGGCGTTCCCGATGCGGAACGCAATCAGCGTTGCATCATCCGGCAGGTTGGACGGTGGGATACGCGCTATTTCAAACGCGGTCACCCGTGTGCAGTTGCCGGCCTGTGACCCACGAAGCGGTGTCCCGCACGCCGTCGGCTTCGGGCCTTCCGCCTCACGTTGAAGACGCAGAAACGTCCCAACGGTGCTGGACAGCAACCCGGCTGTGGTTGATTCGTCACCCATATGCTCTGACCTCCTTAGAGCTTGATGTGGAGGTAAGAGTAATGGAGGGGTATGACAGTGTCAACTACCTCATAAGCGAGGCGCTGTTCGGGTCACCGAGCCGCTTGGCGAGGAAGCCCTTGACGACAGCGAGGCCGGCGGCAACCGCAGCCACTGCGGCAGCCTTAGCGCCCCCCATGTCACCGACTGTCCAGGTGGCGATGAACACCTGCGCCATTGTCGCGATGCTGCGTTCTCCGAGATCCTTCAAGTGCGTCATTGTCATTTCTCCTTAGTAGTTGCCTCGCCGGGAACGCTGTAGTACCGCCCCCGGAAGATTGCCTCACCCCTTGAGATCGGTACCAACTCCACATTGAAGTTGCCGTCCCCGACTTCATATTCCACAACTGCCATGCCCTGCTGCCAGTCCTCTGTAGCGTTCACAGGACGCCCATGCGGGTCCGTGGAGCCCTTCGTAGATGGTACAGCACCATCGATACGGCACAGGCACCCTGGCGACGCTGCGAGGCTTCGTTTCGCCCCCTCGAATGTGCGCCGCGTCTTATGTTGCAACTCGATGCGGTGGATGTGCCCGTGAATCACCGATGTGCGTTCGTCATCGACAACGGCAGCGACCGTGGAACCCCGGCTGCGCGTCGTGTGCCCGTGGATGCACGCCAAGTTTTCATTGACCCAGTAGATGCCCGCCGGGTAACCCCCAACGTATCCGACATTGAGATGGTCTTCTCCAAGCCGCAGCAGAAACGGCACCGACATGACCGGCCAGTCCTCAGGCGCATCGGCCCGCTTCAGATGAAGGGCAGCAGCAGTGTTGTTCGTAACCGCCTTGTGCAACCGGCGGTCATGGTTGCCTTCCAGCAGGGTGATCGCAGCATCGGGTGCATTGGCCCGCTGTTCACACAGGAACTGGTGGCCGCGATCAACAGCGGCCTGTGTGGTGCGAGCGAACGCCGGCTCGAGTTCAAACTTGCCGAACTCTGCGAAATCCAGGAAGTCGCCGAGATTGATGATCTGATCGGGGGCAAGGTCACGCAAAATCTGCAACGCCACCTGCATGGCGTCCTCGTCATGGAACGGGTCCATCTGCCCGTCCTCGTACATGCGGAATCCGATCTGCGGGTCTGGCAAAATCACCGCCGTCTGGTAACGACGCTTCGCCTTCTTCGACTTCGGCACATGACGGATCGTGACCGGAGCTGCCTGTTGCACCACCGGCCATTCCGGTCCCGCTGCCCACGCCGGGTTGATGACCACCGACACGCCACCCAGATCGTGGATCTCCGCTTCACCGTCGTCGTTCTTGGTGACGCCCTGCCATTCCGAAATGCGGACCTTTTCTATGGAACCGATCTCAGCAATGTCGATACCAGACCGTTCCAGCAGTTCAGCGATCTTGCCTAGGCGGGCCTTGCCAACAGCAGACGCAGGGACCGCTGTTTCAACGAACTCGTCCAGGCTGGTCACAGCCTCACCCGGGTAGAGGTCAAAACCTTCACCTTCGCAACCGTTGCATCCTCGTACCCGAGGGACTTCAACCAGCGGACAATAACCGCAAGAGGCGCCTGCGATTCCATGATCTGTTCAACGACATGGGCGTCCAACTGGTCGACCCAACGGCGGGGTCGCCCCCTGCCTGCTGCGTCCCACCGGACGAAGTCTTCTAGCCCTGCGGGCTCGTCAACATCCTCACCAGGCATGTACCCTCCCACCAACTGTTGTCATCCGAGAACCGCAGGGGTTGCAGTTCAAGGTCTTCGACAGTGACCGTGTCTGTGCGGCCGGTGCCTTCCTCGTAGGTGACTTCCGCTGCGGACACCACCAAGGTTCTCAAAGCATTGTACTCATCGAGCGTGTCGTAGTACGCGGCAGCACCGGCACCGCCAGAGGTTGTGACCATGCCTTGGAGGATCAAGGGGGCGATGATCTCTTCGATGCGTTGCGGTTGCGGGCGGGCGTGAAGGGACCAGCGTTCAAGTATCGGCCCGGTGGTTGTGTCGCTTGCGTCCCTGGTCAGCGTGAGTTTGACTTCGTACACTTCGGCGGTTGTCGCCCCGGTGTAAGCCGTTTCTGCCTGCGCTGCGGCGACCGCCAACGCAACCGATGCGTTCGTATCGTCGGTCACGGTAATGGTTACGGCACCCGTGACACCCTGTGTGACGCCGCGGTAGTCGAGGGGGTCTTGGTAGTCGGTGACAGTCGCGTAGTCCGTTGGAGAAGCCAACGTGTTTTGTGCAGCGGTGAACCGGCCAGAGGTGGCTCGCAAAACCTTCTTGGCGACTGTGCCGAAGCTGACGAGTCCAACAGTGACTTCCCCGGTGGCTGCAAGGTCGCCGCTTGCATCCTCCCCGTACAGTTCGCCCGACGAGTCGGTGAAGAACAGTTTCGAGTCGAACACCTCGAGCGACTGGACGTTGCCGTATGACCCGGAGTCAAACGCCAGGAACTTGGAGTAGGCCGGGACGAGTGTGTCAACGAACTTGACGAGGTCCGCCTTCCAAGTGTTGCCGTTCGTGGTCCCCCAGTAGGCGTATCTGCCTACGATGCGTACCCCATACGCTGCGCCGCCGTCGTCAATGACCGGGCCGAGGGACACACTGAACTGGTCTTGGCCGCTGATGACGCCGAAGCGGACACCTGCGCTTGTGCCAACGACCATGACCTCACCGAATACGTCGATGCTGAAAGGCCCGGTGAAGGTTTCCCCCACGGGAAGAACCGCGGCTGGCACCGGGTAGGACAATGCCCCGTCGGTCGTGGACACGCTGATGCCGTAGAGGATGCCTTGCCCGTTGTCGTTGTATCCGGCGTAGAGCGCGGTCGGCCCACCCTTGATGACCTTGCAGGTGCCGGTGAGGGTCTTGTCGAATGTGAGTACCGCCCCCGAGCTGTTGAGTTCCACGATGCGGCCACCGTCAGCGGACAGCAACCTGCCGTTGGCGAACTCGATGACATCGCCGGCAAACGATCCAACTGTGGACGCTGTCGTCGTGTTGGACACGGTGGCTTTCTTCACTGCCGAACCGATGGTGGCGTAGACGGAAGCCCCGTCGGATGTCCAGTCCTGGATGGTGCCACCCATCGGCGTCGCAGCCGGGGAGTACGCACCAGCGTTCACATCCGGGTCGCCGTATTTCAGGTCCGTCCCGTTAGAAAAATAGAAGACTGTGCCGGCGACGACGCGGGCGTACAGGTTCGAGTTCGACCCGGTGGCCTTCTGCTCGATTGCCTTGCACAAGCTGATCTTGCCCTCGGTGAATACGTCCACGTTTGCCGACGTATCGAACCGGCGACGGTCAGCGTCTGCTATGTCGTAGTGGCGTTGCCCACTTCCATACGACCAATCGGTTTGCGAACGAATCCACTGGCCTGCCGACGAAAGGGTGTGTTCACCCACATCAGTTGATGTGTCGCGCTGCTCACGCTGCGCGGGGATAGTCCTACGCCGATACCCGGCCGTATCAACCAGGTACTTGCGCCCGTCAACCGCAACGTCGAATCCGCCAGCGACCATGACCGGCTATCGGCCGCTTCGATGCCATGTCGTGGGATACATCTGTGCAAGACGAGCTGCTTCGGATTGGATGCGTTCCTGCCGGCGGAACCTGAGATCCCTCATCGACGCCGAGATAGCCCCGGGGGGTACTTCCTCCGCCCGACGAACAGGAGGCTGCTGGGTAATCGACTCGCGGGCAATCGGACGGAAACTCATAATGGCAAGCGCCGCCCCCATAGGTGGCAAATCGTAAGCTTCAGCATGGAGGCCCACCGCAGACAATGCCGTAGACGAATCCGTCAACGCCGTGAACCCCGTCGTGTACTCCACCCGAACCGTTTGGCCCGCCTCGGGAAGATCCTGCAACACAAGCGCCACCCCCGACGCAAACGCCGAGGTGTCCCGGTTGCGTTTCACCGTGAAGCGTCGCACCTCTGGCTCAGACAGATCCGACGAGGTGTGAACCCAGGTGACGCGACGCACCGCCAACGCATCCGCAGCAAGGTTGTATCCGTCCTTGGTGGAGTTGTAGGTGAACGTCGTGGTCTGCATCTGGTATAGACCGTTGCGTGGGCTGGACAGGTCGTTGAGGTCGTCGTTGACGGCGTCGAGGATCATGTGCCCCGGGTACTGCGGGTTGGAGCGGATGATGTCCGTGGAGGTGTGTGCCGCTGCGGTGGAACCGCCGTAGCCGCGCATCACCGACACCGTTGTTCCGGCAACGGCCGTGACGTACATGAGTTCGGTTCCGATCTCGATAACCGACCCGGTCACAATCGGGCCAGTGTCGAACTCGACAGTCAACTGTGCCGCACCCACAAGGATGTCGCCATTGAGCCGGTTGAGTGGTTCGACAGTACCGCCGAGAAGCAAATCCCGGGTCTTGTCAAC